GGCTCCACACCCTCCATTAAGGAGTACCAAACCATGACTAGACCCTGCGTTTTATTGGACCCCAGAGAGAAACTGGGAGCGTCCAATAAGAATCGCACCTGCCCCTACGCTGGCAAGCGTTTCGGCAGGTTGCGATGCTTTCTTTTAGGCGGTTGCACATCGTCCAATCAATGGGAGGTTATCCCTTGGGACTTTTGTGCGCTGCCGGAGAAAGCCCGACAGGAGCGTCGGCGTGGTAAGGTAAACAAGCCTAAGAAGACACCGCGATGACCAGCTTAGCTATCAGCTATGGTTTACTGGTAGTTACGCACGTTGTTGCGGTGTCATTAGGTTGCCTAATGGGGTGGTGGTTAAATCATCTAACTTGGAGATACTTTCATGGTGATGCGATTCGCCCTTATAAGCGAACTTCCCGCTGACGGCAAAGTGAGCACGGCTTGGATTAAGACACACCAAGCCCGCTACTCACAGAAGCCAACGGCGGTCAGAGCCGAGTACGAGAAACTTGTAAAGTCTCTTGCTCAACTCCACATCATTGAGAAAGCCCTCCGTGAGGAGGTTCTCCATGTAGATGATCAAAGTTCAGACTTCAGAAGTAGTGTTGCTGCAGTACTATCGACTTCTGTCGATGTGCTGTTGACTAAACTACTCACGAAAATCTGAACGTTGCCCTGAGGTGTCTACTGCGGCGATATTTAATCGCTCTAACAACTTGTTAGGTCCTAAGCCATGACGGTAAAGACTCGAAACGCCCGTTATACAGCGGCGTATTGGCAGGAGGATAACGTCAATACAACTGGGCTACCTACGAAGCAGTCTGTGTCTAAAACACACACTCTGTCTCGTACGCGCACAGGGGTATCCGTTCCCAACTGGCTACTCAAGATTCGTTCGCACGCCTCGGCTACTTCTGCCTTGAGCGGTACGTACGATACCATGGATAGCACAGGCCTTGCCGATTTTACCTTTAGGTATCGAGGCTATACTCCGTCAATGCCCAGTGAGTGTATAGAGAAAGTTACGGGTGATATACCCGCCTACAATCTCTGGACACCTACGATGGCATTTAACTGGCCTAGTGATGCAGACGCCAGAGCATTGCAGAAGTTTCTCGGCAATGTCAGGAAGCTCCAGACTGAGGTTTCTAGTCTGACGTTTCTTGGCGAGTTGAGACCTACCCTTGCAATGTTACGCATGCCCGCGAAGGGTATTTGGGACTTATGTTGGGATTATTATCGTGCGCTAAAGAAAAGAAAGCGCATGAATCCTAACAAATGGCTCGATTACGCTCCCGGGTTATGGCTCGAGTACTCCTTTGGTTGGAAGCCTTTGATGATGGACATCGCGGATGCCTTTAGCGCCCTTAACAATCTCTTAAAAGGAGATCGCGTTACGGTCGTGAAAGGTGCCAAGAGTTCATCAAAATTGACTTACGACACAATCGATAGCTATTCTCCTGGACAAGGATTCTACACCCCTCACTTGTGGTATGTGAGACGGTCATGGACCCTTGAGGATGAATATGTTCGATATAGAGGAGCTGTTCGTACTCGTGCAGCGACGACCTTTAAGGATGCCGCGGCTCGCTGGGGGTTCACTCCCAGTGATTTCGTGCCTACCTTATGGGAACTTCTCCCATGGTCGTTTCTCGTCGACTATTTCGTCACCATTGGTGACGCATTGGACGCGTATTATGCTGACCAACGGACTCTTGTCTGGGTGTGTAAGACTGTTCGGCGTAGGGGACGCAACATTGTATCCCTGATTCCGAACATTCAGCTCACCGAAAGCAAGGTTCCGCTTGGAAAGGTTATTAACACGTCCGGGTCGTCTGGCTCAGCAGTGTGGGAGAGGCGAACAATACTCCGAAGTGATCAGACCGGGACGGTGCTTGCACCTTCCGTAAGCCTGATTTACAACGGACCCAAATGGGGCCAATATGCAAATATTTCAGCCCTGTTTGGTCAGTTTTGTTCTAACCTCCATACCCAAAACATGGAGCGTGTAAATTGGCGTCGTTAGCCAACTACACAAACCATATCCACGTAACTCTAAAGGAGTATGCTAAACCATGGCAATTTCGCTCTCTACCCCTATTACGGGGAGCGCTCAAACCGGTCTGACCACTCCAACGTACACGATTACGGCTGACGTTGCACCCAATATCAATGGGAAGCAATGGGCCGTGACCGCGCTCGGCGGAACGCAGACTGGTGTCAGCACGCATACCGTGTCGGACCCTTTCACCATTACCTTTAGCAGGCCTTCGACTTTCAAAGCACTTGGAAAGCCGGACCCTGTTACTGGTGTTGTGAAATCGGTCCCGATGAACGTTTACAAGGGTATCGTCCGTAAGGGCATGCTACCGCTTGCAGGACAGGCCTACGCTGTTGGCTTGGTCCGGACGGAGATTTCTATTCCGGCCGGTGCCGACACCTACAGCGCACCTGAACTGAGAGCGATGCTTTCGGCGTACATTGGAGCCATTACCCAAGTTTCAGCGGGTCTTGGCGACACTTGTGCGTCCGGGATTATTTAATCCTACCCCTAAGGCTGGTTAATTCTAGCCTTGTAGTTCATCCAACGGAGTTATCATGCGTATTAACGCTGATGTACTGCGGGCGCTTCTCGTAGTTGATCTGTATAAAGCTGGTTGGAATGGGGTACAAGACCCCTATCCAGGTCAACCACCTGAACAGTATGCAATGATGTGTCTTGCCTCGAGCTGTGTGAAGAAGTACCTTCCCGGCACTTCTGATCACTGGCCTGAACAAGACCAAGTTGCATTGGACTTATTCCTTAAAATGAATGAGTCCTGTTCGACGTGGCGATTGGACACTTCCAGCTTTACCACACAGGATGCAATTATCCTCGGTGAAATTAAAGCCTTCATTGAGGAATTCTTTCATCCTGGCTGGACATACCAACGTTATTGGGATGCGGAGCAATCTGCATACCGAGAAACTGAGGTATTCCGAGATCGAATCCTTAGCCTCCGTTTAATCGCGGAAGGCTTTGGAGTCGGTAGTGGTGCCAACATCGGATCCAAGGAAACTGATTTTTATTCTAAGTTCTCCTTGAGTCAGATGGCGTATACGGACGATTCCCTCGTGGATCGTTATCGATCGGCCTTACTTTGTTACAACCCCCGATGGCTCAAGATGGAAGCTTTAAGAGCTAGTCGTATGGGTTACCGTAAGGTTAAAGGAAGCCGTTTATCTTTTGTGCCTAAAAGCGCGAAGATATCGCGGACCATATGCACCGAGCCCCTTCTAAATATGATTTTCCAGAAGGGTATTGCCGACTGTATGGAGCGGCGACTTACTGAGATGCTAGGGATAGATCTCAAGAAGCAGCCTAACCATAACAGGGAGCTGGCTCGGCGTGGTTCACTGACAGGCAAGTTCGGTACTATTGACTTGTCCAGCGCCAGTGATACCATCTCTCTAAATCTCGTACGGGAACTCTTGCCTGCAGATGTCTTTACAGAATTATCTGCTTGCAGGTGCCCCGTAACCGTACTTCCAGACGGGCGAGAGATTGAGTTGCATATGATCTCGTCAATGGGGAATGCTTTTACATTTCCCCTGCAGACGTTGATCTTTTCCGCGGTTGTCAGAGCATGTTATCGGATATACGATAAACCTCTTGTATATCCACATGGTAACACCCTGGGCAATTTCGCTGTCTTTGGAGACGATATCATCGTAGAACGAGACGTTTACGATCTTGTTTGCCGGTGGTTGACTCTCCTTGGCTTCAGGGTAAACTCTGAAAAGTCATTCAATACTGGTGACTTTCGCGAGTCGTGTGGTCGTGACTTCTATTGCGGCCACGACGTCCGGGGCGTTTATATTAAACGCCTGCGGGACGCGAGCGACTGCTACTCTACCATCAACAGGCTAATGCGATGGGCATCGGCGCATGGTATAGTCCTTGATACACTGGTTGAATATCTCACTAGTCTGGTTCGGTTTCTACCGATTCCATTCGATGAGATGGACGACGCAGGTATTAAGGTACCACTATCATGCGTTAAGAGACGTCTGTTTCATTCTCAAATCCCACACGCCGTAATGTATCGGTATGTGAGACAAGAGAAGCGTCTCGTTGATGTTACCAAAGCATCATCCGCACTACGGCTTCCCAACTTCTATCAGAATGAAGATGGGTTGCTGGTAGCGCTGTTGGCAGGTAGCATTAGGCAAGGCTTCATCTCCCTTAGACCTAAGAGGAGAAAAGCCGTAGTAAGGGTACGATTCAGTTCAAGTTGGGACTGGATCGCACCCCGGAGGGGCGTAAGCCCCTCTGTGGCGGAGAATTGGAAGGTTTCCGCCGAGAGACTGTGGTTGCCATGCCACAATCTCCTTCCCTCGGATAG